CGCACTACGTCTCCGAGATTGCAATTCTTGTTTATTTTGGACATTTTCCACCCGATTGTGGGAAATTGTCATTGCAACAAGACAACATCCCGATACACTACACCACATCAGTTTCATTCCATAGGAGGCAAACCATGACTGATTATAGCGAGGCGTATCAACTAGCCAAAGTTTTCGCGATTGTAGCAGCGAAGAAGTACCGAATTGACATCGACGATGCAATTTCCGATGGATACTTGGCGGTTTCAGAGAAAATCACCAAGTTCGACCCGGAAAAGGCCAAACTCACAACGTATATTTATATGGTGGTAACACGCCAAATCATCACGACTTTGCGATCTCGCAAAGTGCGATCCTGCGTCAAGAGCAATTCTGAGGTAGTGTGCGATGGTGCGGTGGCTATCCCCGAAGAAAATTCCGACGACGATTCGTCGGTGGTGGTTCGACTTGCCTTGGATCTTGCCGCTAGCGGCAAGAAACACAAGACGATTCGCAAGAGCGTGGAGAACGCTCTTGTCGAAGCGGGTTGGGGCAAGAATCGAATCGCCGAGGCGTTCGATTCTGTTTTGGAAAGGGTTTAGACATGGCAGGACTATCACTTACTCGTGGCCCCAGTGAATCAATTTTCATTGGCAACAACATCAAGATCACCGTAGTTTCGATTGGGCGTGGCAATCGGATTCGCCTCAAGATTGAGGCTCCGAAAGAAACCCCGATCATTCGAGAAGAACTCTTGGAACTCAAGAAGGCCGGTAAGGCACAAGGAGTGCGAGGATGATCGGATTCTTACAACTGGATTGGCAAGAAGTCGGGTTCTGTACGTTCTTTGTGCTGTCCTCTTTCGTTCTTGGTTATATCGGCCTACGAGCCCTTGAGTGGTTTATTGGCTACTTGTTTGAGGAATAGGATGGCGAAACATAAACTGTTCCCGTACCAAGAACAAGGCGTGGACTTTATGGCTAAAGTCCACGGCGGAATTCTACTTGCAGACGCACCCGGCTTGGGAAAAACCTGCCAAGTCTCGACTCTGGCGGCCCGCCAGAGTCTCTGGCCTATGTTAATCGTCTGTCCAGCTTCCCTAAAGGGAAACTGGCAGCGAGAACTTAAGATGTGGGCCGGAGCAGACTCGCTGGTCATCGAAGGCAAGTCGCTTGCGACTTTGCCCGACGACCTGCCGCCTGCTGTCATCGTCAACTACGACATCCTCTACGATCAGCGGCCCTTACTGGGCCGCTACCAGTGGAAGTGCATCGCTTTCGACGAGATACACAACCTCAGCAATCGAACTAGCAATCGAACCAAGGCGGCTAAGTACCTTAGCCGCATGACGACCAAGGTAATCGGAATGTCCGGCACGCCGGTTATGAACCGACCTGCCGATTTCTGGCCTATTCTGAACATCATCCGACCTGAGCTATTTCCAAGCTGGCAGGCTTACGCGACTCGCTACTGCGATCCGCGAAAGACGCATTGGGGATGGGAATACAAGGGAGCCAAGAACCTTGAGGAACTGCACGAGAAGATCAAGCCGTTTATGCTCAGAAGGCTCAAAGAGGACGTACTTGATCTCCCAGAAAAGAAAATGATCGTCATACCTCTGCACTTGGACGACCGGAGCGAACTCGATGCCGCCGAGGAAGATTTCCTCGGGTGGCTTGCACAGAACACCAAGTACGGCAGTGTTAGCTCCGCGCAGAGAGCCGAAGCTGTCACACGGCTTGGCGTTCTGCTAAGACTTACTAGCAGGCTAAAGGCTCGCGCCGTAGTGGATTGGTCACGAAAGTTCTTCCGTGACAATCCCAAAGAGAAGTTGATTCTTTTTGCGGTTCACACGCAGATGGTCGATGTTCTCAAGCGTAGAATCTTGCCGGAGCAGAACGTCGTCGTCATCGACGGTTCTACTCCGACCAAGAAACGCCAAGGCATTGTGGATCGGTTCCAGACCGATCCACAATGCAAGCTGATGGTAGCCAACATTAAAGCGGCGGGAGTAGGCTTGACGCTGACAGCGGCAAGCACGATTGCTAATGCCGAGATGTGGTGGACACCAGCGGTAATGGCTCAAGGTGCGGATCGCGTTCACCGCATCGGCCAAAAAGAGGATTGCGACATTTACTACTTGGTCGTCCCAGAGACGGTCGAAGAACGTATCTGCCAAGCGATCCAAACCAAACAACAAGTTGCAAACAGCATCATCGATGGCCGACAGGCCGCGACGATGCCTGTACTAGATTTACTCTTATCCAAGACAGGAGGACTATTAAGTGGTAAAGCACGACCTAACAAAGCCAAAGGTTAAGGCATTGACGGTCAACCGACTGCCAGAACGATTGGTTGTCGGAATCAAGACGCTGGCAATCCAACTGGATTGCACAGTCGAGGATCTGATGACTGTCATTTTGGAAAGAGCTTTGACCGATGGTCAAAAGCTCTTTGTACCGGTACAACGGCTCAAGAAAGCCAGGAAACAGGAGATTGAGGATCGCAGGAAACTGCGAGCCTCAATGGAACAACTACAACCGAAACTCAAACAACTGGAAACTCAAAATGGCTAATCCAAGAAAACCGACAGTCAGAAGCGGCGCAGCTAGAGTAGTGGAACGAATCTGCGAAAAGCTGCTACCTTGGCACAAGATTACTTGGGTCGAGATTTACTCAGTTCCCATTACCTACGTTTCGATAGACATCTGCGGAATGGAAGTGGCGGTTCGTCCGGATGGAGACGCATACCGAGTGCAGTTGATCGACGCTTGGGACAACGATCACTCTGAATCGACCCGAGAACACATCGAGAAGATCCTCAACGGATGGACTCGCGACGACAAAGGAAACCTCCACCCACCTGCGCATCATGCCACTACTGCCACCTGAACCAGACCAACCCAAAACGGAATCCCCTGCTGTCCGGCTTCGCCGGAAGCATATCAAGGTCAGCGGGGGCCAGTACAGTTCGTTGAAGGACTTCAACGAACTGCTCAAGACCTACAGCTATGCCGACATCGACAAGATGCTGACATGGCTGAGGAAACAGCCTGAGGCGGTCAAGAACATTTCCAGTTCGTTGTTGCGACACAAGTACAAAGAATTGCTCGCTCAGCAGAAGATAGCCTTGGATGACTATCCTGTCTCCGATACGGCCAAGGAAGTCCTTGGCCGTTTGGAAAACACAATCGAACCTCAGTACATCCAGCATTGCATGGATACCTATGATGCTTTTGTTTCATATCTGAAACAAAAGACCGGAGTAGCCGAGACGCTGGTGACTCACTTGCCACCGGCAAGTGAGTTTGCGTTCTTGTGGTTCGAGCGAATCTGCGGAACCTTCTCTCAGAAGTTCCGCAAGTTCGAGGTCAACCACCCTAAGTTCCAGCAATTCCTGCATGGAATCGCTAAGAGCCAAGGTGAATCGTTACCCTTCGTCCGATTGATGAACGAGTACAATGACACCAACGGATCTGCTTCAAAGGCATAACATATCGGTCGCAGGCCCAGACGACCCCCACTATCGTCTGGGCTGGACAAATACCAAGTGCCCCTTCTGCCACGGGCAGAAAAACCACTTGGGTATCAAGAACGACTTTTCTCGCGCCAACTGTTACAAGTGCGGAAAGAAAGACGTTCTTTACGCACTTCGCCTACTTACCAGGGAAAACCTCGATGAACTCAAGCAAATCCGAGCCTTCGCTGCACCGGATATTAGCAGCAGCCTTGTCAGGTATGGAGAATACACACCCCCTACAGGTCTTGTTGCCCTTAGCCAACGAGATCGAGCGTATTTGCTCAATAGGGGATTGGACGCTGATCGAATTGCAAAGCGATATGCTTTACAATCAATCGGGCCATTCTCAGGTGTACCCAGGGGAATTTTCATTCCGATTACGTTTCACGGCAGGCCCGTCTCTTGGACGATCCGATTCCGAGAAGCCGTAGACGGGCAGCGGTACAAGACCGCTGCCGATGACCAGAAAAGTATGTCCGAAAAGGACATACTTTTCGGCGCAGAAACTTGTACGAATACGATCATTGTGGTAGAAGGGTTCTTCGACATGGCGAACATCGGAGACGGAGCAGTCTGTACCTTCGGTCTAGCCTACACGCAAGAACAGGTTAGATTGATGGCAGGCTATCCTCGTAGGATAATCTGCTTCGACAATTCGTCGGACGCTCAGCAAGTCGCTTCGCGACTTGCTGGCGATTTAGCAGTGTTTCCAGGGGAAACACTGCAAGTAACTCTGGACGCAGACGACCCTGGGTCGGCAAGGCCAGAGGAGATCAAGGAACTACGGGAATTTGCGGGGTTGGCATAATGAGTAACAAATGGCAAATTGGACCGGTCAAGCTGGCCAATGGCGATGACGCTTTTATTGATGCGATCAACGAGGAACAAGAGCATTATCGATACACTGGTAGGGTGATGGGTCAAGAAGGATTCGTCCCTGTTGGTTGGCACTCCGACGGCAGATTGATGTGGGCTACAACGGATCATCCAGGCAACCTTGCACCTCCACCAAAAAAGAAGTTGCGGGTAAAGTGCTGGTTGGTTGTTTATCAAAACGGAAATACATGCAGATATATTGTTGAAGCAGATGCACTTGTCGAAGCAAATCGCTTGGGTTTCGCACTCATCGAGATCAATCGAGAAGTCGAGGAAGGGGAAGGGCTATGAGCGACGAAGAAATACAATATGCGAAGGATGCCTCTCGAGTTCCCACAGTCAAAATATGCGACCCTTTAGAAATCGGCGCACAATATGCACAAGCCGATAGGGATTTTCGCAAGTTTGTGGACAAAGCACAAGCAGGTGAACTATCGCTCACCTGCACCTTTTTATGGGACGGCAATGAGCTTATCCGAGTCAAGGTAGGCGACCGAATACAGCACCCTAACGGGTGCTGTATCGACATCACCGAAACTGGATTCAAAGTCAACGCTACTCTTGATACCGTCGAATTTGGGAAATAGTCATGCCTATTGAAATGTTACTTATCGTAGCTCAGGCAGTATGTATGTGGGACTACACACAGAAAGTAGGAACAAAACGACGCTGCATCAACCTCGGGATGAATGTCGTGGGGTTTGCGATTGCTTTTGCATACATGCTAGAGCGTGTCGATAGAGTAAACGATTGGTTGTTCCCAGTTGTACTAGGTCTGTATCTAGCATTGTACATCAGACAGATCCTCGAAGAATTGGATCACCGCAAATGAAAGTAGTCAGACACGACGGCAGTGACGAACGACACGCAGTCTGTGCCCTAGTCCACTCCACCGAAGTCCTCGCGGCGGTTTCCGCCGCTTGGGACAACGAAGCCTTCGCGAGCAAGTATGCCAACATACTTGCTCGCTGGTGCGTTGACCACTTCGTCAAGTACGGCGATGCCCCCGGAATCGGGGGCATCACCGCCAAGTTCGATACTTGGAAAGACATCGCAGACTCGACCGTTGTGGACACGATGGCAGACTGGCTAGCCAGTCTGCCTGCAACGTCGGACATGACCCCCGATTACGCCATCGACCTGATCCGCAACATCGTCCAGCGCAACAGTCTCAAGCGACTTGGCAATGCGATCATCAACCTTGCCGAAACCGGCAAGGTTGAGGATGCCCTGAACATCCAGGCCCAGTGGAAACGACCGAAGATCGGCCAAGAGGAATCCGGAGTATTCCCACTGGCCGATTTGTCCATAGTCGAACGAGCTTTCGAGCAATCCACCAAGAAACCTCTGATTGAATTCCCCGGCGCGCTCGGGGAATTCTTCGGCGACGTTATGTCTACTGACTCGTTCGTATCCTTACTAGCCCCAGAAAAAACGGGTAAAACTACAGTCTTGATGGACTTGGCGTGGAGATCCGTAGACCAAGGGAGAAGAACGGCGTTCTTCTCCTGCGGGGATATGAGCCAAGATCAGGTCATCTTACGACTGCTTCCGAGGCTTTGCAGGCGACCGCTGAAAGGCGGTCGCTTTATGATTCCTAAGGAACTGGCCTACGAGAACAAGGAGCCGAAGATCGTAAGGGAGCCGAAATCGGCTCCCCCGATCACCAAGGAAGATGCGATCAAGGCATTTTCCTCGTCGGCGGGGGCAGATCCGAAACGATTCAGACTGCTCACACACCCTGCCGGTACGATCACTGCCAAGGATATTTCCAACCAAGTCAGCCGATGGGCTGACGAAGGTTGGGTTCCCGAGGTTATCGTCATTGATTACGCAGACATCCTCGGCGCACCGCCGGGATTCAAGGAAAAGCGAGAGCAGATCGACGAGACATGGCGAGAACTTCGAGCTTTGTCTACTCGTATGCGTTGCTTGGTTCTGACTGCATCACAGTCAGATACCGAGGGGTATTCGGCGTGGCTCCTGACGAAAAAAAACTTCTCGGATTCCAAGACCAAGGTGGCGCACGTCACCGCGATGATCGGCCTGAATATGACCGAATCCGAAAGGCGGCAGAATATCTGCCGCTACAATTACGTCGCACTCCGCGAAGCGGAATTCATGCAAGATAAACCGGCCTACGTTGCCGTGGCCGGTTGTACCAAAGTCGGCAGACCTAGCCTAATATCATGTTGGCCCAATGACTAGCTCCTCACGTCGCTATCCTATCGACCAAGTGGTCGAACCAAAGCTCGAAGCCCTTCGCTGGTTCGTCCTATGCGTAGAGTTAGGCAGTGCCCAAGCTGCCAGCAAGAAGCTCAAGATAGGCAACACGGCGATCATCCCTAACAGCAACCGGAAGATGGAAGCCATCTTCCAGGTCAAACTACTCGATTCTTTTCGCAAGCCCACGCCTGACGGCATGGTCTTGTACAAGCACGCCAAGAAGGTGCTTGCGGCCCACCGCAAGCTCCTGCGAGAGATGAAAAAGCTAGGAGATGCTCAAAAAGTACGGCCACAAGTGGCCGTACACGTCGAACGCTGGTTGGGGATTGTCACCCCCAACCTTGCGGATCTTTTGTCGGACGAGTACCAAGTCACCAAGATAGTCTCCTACGACAGTTTTAGCGATTGGCTCGCGAAGCGAGACAAGCCGGGGCATGACATATTTGTCTCGGCGCACGAAAACGCGAAGGGCGAAGCCATCCAAACATTACCGATAAGCCTGTTCGGAACAGACCCGCATAGGCTTATCACTGGCGAGTGGTATGGATATCTATCGGAGACGCAAGAAGGGGTAGCCGAGGTCAGCAACCCTATCGAGATGGCTTATGCCATCTCGAATGGTATTGGTTCTGGCTATCTACCTGCATCATGGATTCCCTGCGAATTAGCAGGGAATCTACCTGTTCTGGAAGAAAATACCGGAAAAACTATCAAGGTGGCCGCCTTTAGGCGGCCACCGGACGTAGAATAGGGTCGATGCTAGGGTAGCTCCCTAGATGATCTGGTGCAATTCGGGATAGCACCAGCTAGAACGGGGTGCAGCTTTCGCGGTCGCACCAGAAGCCCGACCACGGGTCAGTAGATCAGAGGTAGATCAGCGACCATTCGGAGTTGAAACGATTCCGAACGGCGAAGCAGCAATGCGTAGCCGTCTGAGACGAGGACGTAGGTTCAAATCCTACCTGACCCCTTGCAACCTAGCCCGCCGTGGGCTAGGTTGCTGATTCTAGGTTTATTTAGAAAGAGGGTATTCCGATGCGGAAACCAACAATTTTCGCGGCGATGGTCATTGCCGCCTCGTTCGCAGTCCAGTCGTTCGCAGGCGACACCCAAACGGTCTTTGACCGTTTGGGCCGACCGGTAGCGAAGGTCGCAACCTGCGTCGGCGGGACTTGCTCGCAAGTCTACGACCGAGTTGGCCGACCTGTTGCCAAGATCGTCAAGACCGCTGGTAAAGTCGTTGTCTACGACCGATTGGGGCGACGACGCTAATGAAACCGGCATCCCCCCAAGCCTACGCCCTGATGCACCAAGGCTCATTGGCTCTATCGATGATGGAAAGCGTTGGTATGCCAGTCTGCGCAGAGCGTCTGGATACTGCGATTGCCGACATCGGCAATCGCATCAAGGGGATGGAAGCGGAATTGCGGTCGATGCCTGAGTACGAGGAGCAGCGAAAGCGATACGGAGCCAAGACAAAACTTGGCTCCCGAGAGCAATTAGCCGACATCTTGTACAACGTCATGGGATTCCCCGGGGGAGTCGTCAATCCAGAGACAGGTAAACTGTCTCTGGATGACGAGGATCTCCGGGAAATCGATACGCCATACACAAAGCTATTCCAACGCACACAGAAGTTGGAAAAGCTGCGTGGGACGTATCTGGCCCCATTCAAGCGAGAACTCTGCAACGGCAGAGTTCACGCTTTTTTCAATCTACACAAGGTTACGACGTATCGGTCAAGTTCGGATTCTCCGAACTTGCAGAACATCCCGATCCGAGATCCCGACATCGGGAAGGTGATTCGGGGGATTATCAAGCCTAGCGATCCGAACAACGTGATTGTGGAGATCGACTATTCAACCCTAGAAGTGGTGATAGGCGCATGTTTGCATCGAGATCCTTCGATGATGGAGTACCTAACCACTGGATTCGATTTCCACAGAGCCACTGCTCAGGATTGTTTCTTCCTTGGAGAAGATGTTCCTAAGCCCTTGCGACAGATGGCAAAAGTCACAAATTTCAGTTTGATCTACGGAGACTATTACGCTGCCATTGCTAAAAAGCTCTGGAAAAGTGCAGAGTCAGCAACATATAACGATGTTCCAGTCCATGAATATCTCAAGACGAAAAACATTCGATCACTGGGCACAGAACACAATATGCCCCCAGATACTTTTACATACCACATGAAAGGCGTTTGTGATAGGTTCTGGTCGCAACGATTTCCGGTTTTCGCCAAGTGGCGAAACGACACCTGGGAAGGGTATTTGCGAAACGGCTGTCTATACACAAAGACTGGATTCAGAATTCACGGAGTCTACAAGCGAAACGAGATTCTGAACGTAGAAACCCAAGGATGTGCGTTTCACTGCCTTCTCAAAAGTGTTATTGAGATCACCAAAGAGATTCTCAAAAGACGCATGGGAACCCGATTGATTTGCCAGATTCACGACTCTATTCTGGCAGAAGTACCTAGACAGGAAGTCGATGATTACATAGAAATGGCAAATGCCATTATGACGCATAAACTGGCCGCACAGTGGCCTTGGATAGTTTTACCCCTCAGCACCGAAGTAGAAGTAGGAGAAGATTCATGGGCGAGCAAGAAAGCCTACCACAAGGCAAGCTAGACAAATTACCTCCAATCATAGGATTACGGGGGGAGATTGGCTCCGGCAAGGACACCGCAGCCTCATGGCTTGCATACCATTTCGGCTATGGAATCATGGGGTTTTCCGATCCTGTGTACGAAGCCTTGTACCGACTCAATCCCCCGGTGTTGGTTGCCCACCACCGGTGTATTTATCTACAAACCCTCGTCGATAAAGACGGTTGGGACACGATCAAACGGCGGTATCCCGCCGTTCGACAAATGCTCCGTACCATCGGTACGGAAAATGGCAGGGATGTATTCGGTGATTACTGCTGGGTGAACATCGCCAAGCAGCGTATGCGGGAAAAAAATCTCCCGAGGTGTGCTTTTCGTGACGTTCGGTTTTCCGAAGAAGCAGAGTTCATTAAAGCCAACGGCGGCGAGATTTGGGAGATCCAGGGGCGAGTCTCCGAGGAAGTCGCAACCCTGCCTGCACACCGAAGCGAACAACAGCAATTCGCTGTTGATCGCATCGTTCTGAACGACGGATCACTCCCCCAATTCCAACGTCGAATCACCGAGATTATGAAGGGATTTCTAAAGTAATGGGCCTTTATCAAAAGTACCGACCATCCACCCTGGCCGATCTTGTCGGCCAGGAAGCCGTTGTCAACCAGTTGAAGTCAATGCTTGCCAAGCAAGCATTGCCTCACGCACTCTTGTTTTCCGGCCCTAGCGGAACAGGCAAGACGACCTTGGCGAGAATACTCGCCAAGGAACTTGGAGCATCCGGCGTTGACATTATCGAGAAGAACGCAGCTAGCGACAACGGAGTTGACGCTATCCGCGAGATCGAGGGCCGATTGCAGATGCGTGGGCTCTCTGGGGGCAAGCGGATTTACATCATCGATGAAGCCCACCAAATCACTTCCCAAGGTCAGCGAGCGATGCTCAAGATGACCGAGGACACTCCGGCACACGTCTACTTCATTCTGTGTACGACCAACCCAGAGAAGCTGGAAAAGCCGTTGCAGACTCGCTTGACACATTTGAAGCTCGGCGATGTCAGCATCGCCGACTTGAACACGTTAGTAAATCGAGTGGCAACTGCCGAGGGAATCGACTGTATCGCTACGATGATCTCGCAGGCTGCCAATGGCAGTCCAAGGCAAGCCTTGGTACTGCTAGAGCAGATTGCCAACGCTCCGAAGGAGCGTTGGCCGGAGATCCTCGGCAACCCTGAGGAACTCAAACCAGACGTATTCAAGCTGGTTCAGGATCTATACGCTGGTAGGAAAATCTTCCCGACCCACAGTCTAGTCTTGAAGGATCTCCCCGAAGGGGAGATCGAGCGACTACGTTGTGCGATTATGTCCTACGGCGCGACCATGATTTTGAACGGAAAATCAGTCGCAACCTTGGTCAAGATCATGTCTCAGTTTGAGAATCCATTTTTTTCTTCCCGCAAACCCGGATTTATTCTTGCTTTGGTCAGGGCTTCGGCGTAGAACCTAGCACAGTCGGATTAACAATTTTCACTTAGGAGGCAGCAATGTCTGACCAAACAAACTTGTCGGTAGATCGCAACCGTCTTGATTCGGATCTCGAAGCACTCCCTCAGGACATCCTGCTGTGGAATCGCGCCGCGACCGAGGATGCTACTTCGCTCCTGGTTGCCGAAAACCATTTGAAACTTGTCGAAGCTAAACTCAGCATCGACATTCGACAAAACCCCATCAACTATGGGGTCACAAAAACGACTGAGGACACCATTAAGGCATTGATCCTCGTTCAGCCCGGCTACATCGAAGCACAACAGGCAGTAGTCGCGGCTAAAACCAAGTTGTCCGAGAGTCGCGCGGTTTGCGATGCTCTCGACGCGAAGCGTTCCAGTTTGAAGTATTTGACCGAGTTGACCATCGCTGGTTTCCTCGGTTCCACCACCATCCAACCAAAGGGAGTGAAGAACTAACATGGCGTTGTCATCAAAGAAAACCCGAGATAAAGCAGCAGAAGGTCGTGGCGGCGGTGTCCTGAGGATTCCTCAGGGCGAAAAGCCGCTCAAGATCGACAAGGCAGGTACGATCAAGATGGTGATCTTGCCGTACACTGTGCCTCAGGGTGCGAAGCACCCTGTCGCAAAGGACGGCGAGTTGCACTATGCTCGCGACTACTACGTCCACAACAACATGGGTTCAGACGGCAAAGGTTATGCCATCTGCCCTAAGTTGACCAAGGGCGGTAAATGCCCAATCTGTGACGGCATCAGTGCCGCCATTGATTCGGGGGAACTGACCAAGGAGACGGCCAAGAAGTTCTACGCCAAGCAACGCACACTGTACACAGTGTGGTTGCCTGAGCAGAACCAAGTCGTGCTGTTTGACCACAGCTACCACCTGTTCTCCAAGCAGTTGAACACGACCGTTTCGGCCAAGGTCGCGATCCCAGGTCGCGAGTGGATTGACTACTTCGCTGATCCAGTCGAAGGTGCGTATATTTACGTCACCTTCGCCGAGAAGCCGCTTCCTGGCAATAAGTGCTACGAAGCCGTCTCGTTCGATTTCGACCGACACGGCGGCGTTCCCGATGCGATCTTGGCCCAAGCTCTGCAACTCGATAACCTGCTGGTTATCGAGAGTGCAGAAACCTTGAAGGCCAAGTTCTATGACGAAGATCCGGAGGATCTTTCGGCTGTCCCTGCTGAAACCGAGGCTCCCGCCACGGTTTCTGCTGAGATGAAACCAGTTCCGGCTCCAAAGCCGTTGGATATTCCGAAACCTGCTGTTCCTGAGTCAAAGGTGCAAAGACCCACGGTCACGACGACCCAACCACCAGCACCGGCGACTACGACGGCAGATTCCTGGCCTGCCAAGGGTTCGGTGGTTTACCACCGAACCTTGGGCCAAGTGACAGTCCACAAGAACGCCGGAGGGGTCATCAGCGTCTTTGACAAAGAGGATGAACCCCACAAGGTAAACTTGGCAGACTTGTCGCGAGAGCCTGTGGCACAAGCGACAGAAACCACGCCTGCGGCATCGCCGGAACCAGTACCAGCTTCCGCTGGTTCGGGTGATAGCGAAGCGTGGGATTCGGATTGGCCTGAGTAAAACTCAGGCCCAGGATCGGCGGCGTGGTGGGACACGCAACCCCGTCTATTGGTTGGCAACTCACTGGCGAAATGCGTGACGGCGATGATGGTGATGTATGCTGACGCAGGTTCAAATCCTGCCCGATCCTTTTGTCGGGACTTGTAAACAAGTCCCGACGTTTTCGCTACAATAGGGTTTTGGCCCGTTTTGCAACACTAGGCAATAGGAGAAACCCATGCCACTGAAAAAAGGTTACAGTCAAAAGACGATCTCGGAAAATATCCGCAGAGAGAAGAAAAAGCATCCAGAAATGAGCAACAAGCAGGCGGCTGCGATTGCTTACTCGGTTGCTGAAAAAGCCAAGGCGAAAGCCAAGGGCAAGAAGAAATAACGGTTGGCCTGCCGCGCGGATTCTGATTTCTCCGCAAGATAGGCTGGTGCGAGGTAAGTGCCGGGCTTCATCTGTCCCATAACTACCTAGTTCGTGTGGCAAGTGACCCAAAACCTCCAACTTGCGCACCGGACAAATACCCCACCCACCGCTTACTGAGTCAGGCGGTGGGTGGTTTTTTCATGTTTTTACAAGGGCAAAATGATGGTTGTTAACGTTGATTGCGATGGAGTTTTGGGTGATTGGGTTAAGCAGGTGCATCTATGGGCCGATAAGCCTCTCAAGCCTTGGAAGGCTTGGGACGGCTTCTCGGAATACGGTATAACCCAAGACCAGCTTGACGACATGATGTCGTTCGTATCGTTTTGGGATTCGATGGAACTCTTGCCAGGGGCCAAGAAGCTCTGGGCCGAAGTCGGCAAACTTGCCGACTCGGTATACATCTGCACTCGACCGTTCCCACATCCGAATTGCTTGTACGGCAGGGCCGTATGGTTACAAAGGGAGTTGGGCATCAGCATCCGGCAGACGATCTACATGCACGACAAGTACGAACTGGCTCGCCCAGGGGCGATCCTGATCGACGATAATGTCGATAATTGTCGGCTTTTTGAGGCGGAAGGCGGTCGCGCAATCTTGTATCCTCAATCGTACAACAGTACGATTGAGATGAAAGACAAAACAGAGTTCGTCCTCGGTCAACTTCGTACCATCAAGGAGATCCTCAATGGCTAAAAAGAAACCACTCGAAATCCTCGAAGAAGCAGCAACCACCAAGCGAAAGGAACAGAAGTTCCTTTCGCTTGGATGCCCCTTGCTGAACCTCGCCGTATCCGGCGATTGGCGTAAGGGAATCATGGCAGGAACCTACGTTTTCTACGTCGGCGATTCGTCCAGCGGCAAGACGCTGGCGACCTTGACGTTGTTGGCCGAAGCGGCCAACAACCCTGATTTCGACGATTACGAACTGTGGCATATCGATGCCGAAGTGGGCAACCACTTCGACTTCGAGAAGTTCTTCGGGTCGAAGGCGGCCAAGCGGATTCAAGTTCGTAGACCGTCACCAGGAAAGCCGATGCTATTAGAGGAAGTCTACGATTGGCTAGAGTCTTTGAGTAAGGCTGGGAAGAAGTACGTCGCAGTAATCGACTCGATGGACTCCCTTTCCACAGAAGCCAAAGAGAAACAAATCGCAGACAACGCCAAACTACGAGCCGAAGGCAAAGAAACCAAAGGTAGCTACGGCGATGCTAAAGCTAAGCTCAATAGCCAATACTTGTCGCGAGTCCTGGCGCAGATCGCTGATTCCGGCTCCATTCTTCTGAGCATCTCGCAGACTCGGGACAACATCAATGCAAGCCCCTACGAACCCCAACAAACGCGAGGCGGCGGCCACGCGATCAAATTCAACGGCTCTGTTGAAATTTGGACGTATCCAGGGAGTGCCATGACGAAAGAGGTCAATGGAACCAAACGGAACATCGGAATGATTCCGATATTCAAAGTGGAGAAGAATCGAGTGAACGGCAGGAAGCGAGTTGTTCGCATCCCAATCATGCCGGACTTTGGTATTGATGCCACAGGCGCGGCGGTAGACTTTTTGGTGACAGAGAAGGCGTGGACAGCCGACAACGGTAGGATCACTTCCACACTGTACGACAAGACCTACAACCGAGAGCAACTCATTCGCAAGATCGAAGATGATGGCCGAGAACAAGAGTTGTTCGAGGCGATGCAGGCTTGTTGGGACTCTATCGAGTCCCAACTGACAGTAACCCGTAAGAAAAGGTACGAATAAGATGGACGAACTGATTGAGCAGATCCGATCTGCGGCAATGAACGTAGAGCAAAAGGTCTTAGTTGGGGATGCCCTGACAGCCGACGAAAAGACTGAGTTGTTGGTCAAGGTCAAGACTGATCTCGCAAACCTGCGAGATCAGTTCTATGAGATCGGACATCAACTCGAAGGCATCGCCATCACCCGCGCAGCGTTGGCAGAAGCTCGGAGGCAATGATGACCCAAACACCATACAAACTAACCGACGAGTACCGCAAATTGCTCGGTCGGTTCGTGGCTAAGTTGGTGGAATACCTTGAAGCCAACATCGCTTACGACAAGAACGAATACTATGAGATTCACCCGCGATACCTTGGTGGTCATGCTGTGCGTGTCAGTTTATTTGTCGTTGGTCTTAAAGGTCTGTATCGTCTTGACGTAGCCTTTGCAATGGAAGATTGTGTTTCAGAGGATGAAGCCAGAGCCGAAATCGGAATCAAGGTCATGTTGGAAAAAGCCTTGTACGGCCTTAGGAAACGACCGCTGCCCACTCCGGAGACTATGCGATGACCGACGATGCTCGCTACGCGATCATCGACGTAAGCAACCTCGCTTACGCTCGGTGGCACACCATCCCGCCTCAGTTTTGGCGGGATGATCCAGGTACGCTGTTCAAGGCGTTGCATCAGTCCTGCAACAAGTTGCAGGACGATCTGTGCGTAGACACCCTGATTTTCTGCTTTGACGGCGGGTACGATTTTCGCAAGAAAATCGACCCTGCGTACAAGCAACCTCGCAAAGAGGCGAGGTTGCAAGCACCCGAGGATGAAAAGGAACTCAGGCAGATCCTATTTGACCAGATTGCAGCGTTTCGTGAGATTCACCTACCAACCATCGGGGCCAGGAATATCTTCTGGGCCAAGGGGTTCGAGGCTGACGATCTGATTGCATCCTGCGTATTAAATCTGCCAAAGGCTCGAAAGGTCTACATCGTCAGCAATGACGAGGATCTCTACCAGATGATCGAGGGCAGTCGGGTGGTAGTCTACCGCCCGACTTCCAAAACGATTGTCAACGAGGAGGATTTCCGAAGGAAACACTCCGAGATGCCTCCATGCCTGTACGCTTCCGCAAAGGCGTGGGCAGGCTGTTCGTCCGACAATGTTGTCGGACTAACAGGCATCGGTATGGCTAAGGCCGCAAAATTTTTAATGGGAAAAGGCAACCCAGAGTTCCGAAAACGCTTCACCGACAGCGTAGAAGTGTACAACAAGAACATTCAGCTTACGAAACTCCCAGCACCGCAAACCCCAGCGTGCCGTCCTGTTCCACAGGACGTTCCGCTGGATTGGTCAGTGATGGGCCGAGTGTTCGACAGCATCCCTCAACGAACCCCGAAAGGCATAAAGAAATGAGCATCCGATTCACCAGGAAACAGTGGCTAGACTCCAACGAAAAGCCGGAAGATCGGCGAACCGCCGAGGAGAAAAAGGCTGACAAGCAGAAGAACAGGACAACCCAACTGCGTAAGCACCCTCGACGAGTTCGCTTCCGCGAACTCGTCCAGGCCGTCGAGAATAAGTGGCCTGGATATCAACACATCAAGGACGAGCGAGTGCTGCAAGCAGTCGCGAGGAGGGCAGGCAATAATGGATAGCACAACACCTGCCTTCATCACGGGGAGTAAGGCTTTGGCATCGGATTCGGGAGAATCCGATGTTGATTTGGTTGTCCTCGTAGATCAAGAAACCAAAGAAAAGTTGATCGGACTATCCGACCTCGGAAAACTTCCATGTAGGTACGGTGGAAAGACTGGCTTGAATCTGATACTCTGCACCAGCAGTTTTGAATACGTTGTTTGGAGGGGGGCCTTGCGAGTGTGTGCAGACACACAGAACGACCTTGGCAGGAAACTAACCAAGCTTGAACGACTTGCGATTTATGTCAAAGTCTTTGCTGATTTTGGATTCCAAGACTACTTTGAGGGGCCAGAACCCTCATGCAAACCATAGGAGGTCGAATAATGGATAGTAATGAACTCACGACGGATGCCGTCATATTGTTTTTGGAGCGAGAGATTGCCCAAGTTGAGAATTCTCGGTACGGTGAGGACGAGCGGCGATCCCCAGGGATTACGGCTTATTTATACCAAGCACTCGAAAGAAGAAAAAAAGAAATCGCACACCAACCGGTTCCATCGGAGGCGAACAATGCCTAAGGTTCTGGTTTTCAAAGAGTTCGTATTTTATGCAGCACACAGCGTAAGTTGCTTTGGGATCGAACACAAATGCAACCGAATTCACGGTCACACTTACTACCTGAAAGTGGTAGCGAGTTCGGATATACAACAACCTTACGAATTCGGAGCCTTAGAGAAAGATTGCTTAGCAATTATCGGAAGCCTCGATCATAGCAACCTAAATGACCATTCCGAAAAAATGGGTGGGGAAGCGACTACTGAAAGAGTCGCTTCTTGGATATTCGGTGAATTACGAAAAGCGGGTTGTCCCGTTTTTCGGGTAGAGTTACGAGAAACTAATAGTTCAGGAGTAGTGGTGGAACAATGAAGATTCTTTTAGATACATCAGCAAAGCGGGCAGCAGCGGCGAACTTGCCAAACGATTTAGTCATCGGCCAACTGATAACGCCTTTGACGGGATTCAAGCGGTGGGCAGATGTGTTTGCCATAGACAACGGAGCGTACACCCGATTCGATGCTCAGGGTTTCAAGAATTTGCTGACCCGAGAGTCAGGTGCATCCCAACAATGCCTGTTCGTGTGTTGCCCAGATGTTGTCGGCAATGCTCGGCGCACCCTCGAAATTTTCCAAAGAAAGTACAAGTATATTCCAGCATCGTTCAAAGCAGCTTTGGTCGCGCAGGACGGTTTGGAGGACTTAGAAGTGCCTTGGCATGAACTTGAGTGTCTATTCATCGGCGGTCGAGATCCTTGGAAGGATTCGCAATGCGCTCAGGATTTGGTCAAGACTGCTATTGTTCTGGGAAAGCATGTTCACATAGGCCGAGTGAACACCCCAGAACGGTATGATCTGTTTGCTAAGTTAGGCGCACATACCTGCGACGGCTCGGGCATCGCTCGTTACCCAGATGTTAAATTGCCGAGTATGCAACAGGCTCACGACAAGTTTGTTGCTGATAGCCAAAAAATAGAGGAGGGCGAAGATTGTGAGTAACTGCGTATGTTTACTTTCAGGTGGGATGGATTCAACCACACTCGTCACTAAATTAGTAAGGGATGGATTCTCGCCTACCTGTGTTAGTTTTGATTACGGTCAGCGACATAGAAAAGAGATTCGATATGCCGCTAGAACCGCAGATAAATTGCAGCTACGGCATTTGATACTCGAAGCCCCTATACAAAGCCACAGCGCGCTCCGAGGGCACTCAGAGATTCCTCAGAACCTATCTCCTGCTGACTCCGGCCAATCCCCAACGGTTGTGCCGGGTCGTAATCTAGTTTTGATTTCCTTGGCTATGACCGTAGGATGCGGGCCTGTCTATGTCGGGTGTAATGCCGACGATGCGGCAGTGTATCCGGATTGTAGACCTGAGTTCATTAAGCACTTATCATTGGCCACACAAGCAGCTTACGGTAGATCGGTAGAGGCTCCGTTTGTTGCCATGTCCAAGGTGGATATTTATCGACTTTATGTTGAATTGGGATTGAAATCAAACGATTCGTGGTCATGCTACAACGGCAAGGGCACTCCTTGTGGAGTTTGCGGGCCTTGTATTGCTATCAGAGGAGCAAAAGAAACATGCCAAAAATAGGGATAGCTAAGATATTTGAATCCTTCCAAGGTGAAGGAATACATGCCGGTGAGTACACTCTGTTTATCCGAACTTCTGGGTGTTCGGTAGGTTGCCCGCAATGCGACACAGATTACCGGCGAACTGGATGGTTAGATATAGATGCAGTTAGCCGCCAAATGGAGACATTTGGGGGTAAGTATCTTTGGGTCACAGGAGGCGAGCCTACCGATTGGCCTGACATCAATGTCTTAGCTGAACTGGCGCACAAACATGGCTTGACTCCAATCATGGCTACTTCCGGTGTGCGATTCGTAAATGGTCTATGGGAAAAATACTGTAGCCCGCACAAAGCGAAGCTGCCGTGTTTAACTTGGTACGATCAAATAAACCTAGTTCCTGGTTTGAACGGATTGTCTAAGGAATCTTGTGTGGAGTACATACAAGAATGGCACTACAAGGTAGCTTACGTCACGCCTCTCTACGGGGACTCACAATCGTTGACTGTGTGTAAAGAATTGGTCAAGGAGTTTGCAAAAAAGAACGTGCGATTGGGCCACCAATCGCACAAAGTATGGGAGGTCGAATAATGGCGAATACTCAATCGGATGCGGACGCTGTAGTATTATTTTTGAAGCAGGAAATTGCCCAAGTTGAGAATTCTCGGTACGGTGAGGACGAGCGGCGATCCCCAGGGATTACGGCTTATTTATACCAAGCACTCGAAAGAAGAAAAAAAGAAATCGCACACCAACCGGTTCCATCGGAGGCGAACAATGCCTAAGAAATCAACCGCACCTATTACCCCTAAAAAGAAACGCAAGGGCGATCCGAAGAAAGGCTCCGCTTTCGAGCGAGAGTTCGCTCGAAAGCTATCCTTGTGGTGGAGTGAAGGAAAAGCCGACGATTGGTTCTGGCGGCTTGGTGGCTCGGGTGGCCGAGCCACCAACCGGGCAAAGTCGGGTAGGAACACAGCCAACGGATATGGGGACATTGCAGCGCAATGTCCCGAAGCACAGAAGTTGCTGAACATAGCGACTTTTGAGCTTAAACGAGGATTTAATCGCATCAGCTTGCAAGACCTGCTCGATAAGCCAAATGGGCCGAATCAAATGCGGGATTTCATCGAGCAAGCGAAGCGTTCCGCTTCTCTTGCGGGTACTCCGTTTTGGGTTCTGGTATTTAGGCGGGATCTGCGGGAAGAACTGATCGTCACCAATATGGCAGCCACTTGCGGTTCCCATAAGTATTGTGCAATGTGGTACAGTGATTACGATGACGCAATCATTATTCGTTCTGGGGTAGAGTTTTGGAGCGAAGCTAGGCGAAAAGCATTACAGGATATGGTGGCCCAATATGAAAATCCAGCGTAAAGAATTCCTTCGTCACCTAGAGTCCTGCGCCCCTGGCTTGTCCTCTACCGAGAACATTGAGCAGTCCGACTGCTTTCTGTTCTCCAACGGGAAGGTCTACGCCTTCAACGACGAGGTACTCTGCCAACAGGATACCATTGTCAATTTCCGCTGCGCGGCTCCTGCGAAGCCGCTTTTGGAAACCCTGCGTAAGCTCACCGAGGATGAGATCGACGTTGAGTACAAAGACGACCGATTGGTAATCAAGTGTGCCAACGTCCGTCAGATCAAACTCAATGTTCACCCCGAAGTCATCCCCCACTATGAAGCGGTGGATGCCGCAGGCGAGTGGGCAGACGTTCCACCGGTGTTCGCAGACGCATTGGCGATGGCCGCCGATTCGGCGGCCAAAGACTCCGAAGCATGGGAACTGACCTGCGTTGAACTCAGCCCCCGTGGCCTACAGGCCACGGATGCGTTCCAGGCAATCCGCTACAAGCTGGATTGCCCAATCAGCAAGCCGACGCTTATCAAGCGTTCGGCTTGCGGTGCGGTAAACGGCCTGGGCGTTGCCGCCCTGGCCGAATCGGAAGGTTGGTTGCATTTCAAAACGTATACCGGACTGCAAGTTGCAGTCCGGACGTACAACGGATCGTTGCCGGATCTTTCGGATGCGTTTCGATCAGAATCGGAGGCTAGCGTTAGGCTACCCTCTTGCCTACTCGACGCATTGCAGAAGGCAACTGCGTTCCTCGCTGACACCGGAACTGGGAAGCAAGCCCAGTTCCGGCTCAAGCCTGGGAAAATTATGGTGCGTGGACAGAACGAAAGTGGGATTTATGAGGAAGTCCGAGACGTACAATACGATGGGCCTGCCAGAGCGTTTGGGATCAACCCAAAGTATGTCCAAACGCTTCTCAAGCATGACTATCCGGTTTCGCTGACGCAGACTGCTTTGCGTATTCGTGGCGAATCCTTTGTGTTCCTTACTTCGATGGAGACGGTGGTATGAGCGAGTTCAAAGTTGGCGACGAGGTTTGGGTTAAATGCAAGGTAAC